AAGGTGGCCAAAATGCAAATGCAATAGTTAATTTTGAACCACCTGCAAATACAGTAACTACTGCACCTTCATATCAAGGTCTTGTAGATCCTAGATTTTTACAAACGCAAAACATCCAAAGTATACAACCAGTACAAGCAAATCAATTCAGAGCATTATTTCCAAATGATCCTTTGAGTCAAGCAATTGCAGAAAGAGGACAACAATAATGGCAAAAAAATCCGCATTACAAAAGATAGAGCATCATGAAAGAATCTGCAGATACATGCAAAAACAAACATTTGATCGAATCGATAGAATGGAAGCACGGATCGCTAGAATGGAAAAATTCATAGTAGGTGGATTAGGTGCAATTCTTTTAGCTGTACTTTCCAATCATATGTAGTATAGATCTCGGATGAAAATAATCCGAGAAGAAAACAAATTCACAATCACAGATTATAAATGGGACAACAAATACTCATATAGTAATTATTTTCGAGACGACGATCACGGGCCACGAACCTACAAAGTAGGAGAAAAGAAAGTTCCTTCTGTTACCACTATATTAAAAGCTACAGAATCTGAAGATAAGAAAGCAGGGCTAGATGCTTGGAGAGAAAGAGTGGGTCATCAAGAAGCTCAACGAATCATGAACCAGGCAGCGACCCGGGGCACTGAAATGCACTATGTACTAGAAAATTACATAAATGGCGTGGGATACTTCAATTTATCAAAAGAGGGTGCTCAGGCCAGATTAATGGCTCATAGGGTCATAGAGGACGGCTTAGGCCCATTAAAGACTATATATGGGAGTGAGGTAAACCTAGCATATGAAGATAGATGGGCTGGTTCTACAGATTTAGTTGGTATCTTCGATGACAAACCTACTATAATTGACTTTAAACAATCAAATAAACCTAAACGAGAAGAGTGGATTGAAGATTATTATTATCAAATTGCAGCATATAGTTTAGCACATAAAAAACAACACGGCGAGATCTTGCAAGGTTTCATAGCTATATGCACTAAAGATTTATTATTTCAAGGTTTTAAGATGGATCAATCAAAGTTATCTGAATATGAAGATAAATGGTTTAAAAAGGTAGAACAATACTATTCTACTTCAACCACTTCTTAACTTCTTCTCCTAAAGTTTCTGCTGAAAGTTTTAACTTTTTATCTAAAGCTGACACTATAAATTCATCGATAGTATTTTCAGCAATAAGATCAATATAAGTTACATTTTTGTCTTGACCAATTCTATGAGCCCTATCTTCACTCTGTTCACGAACTTCCAAGTTATACGAATTGCTGAAATACACAACATAAGAAGCAGATGTAAGGGTGAGACCATAACCACCAGTGGAAGGATTACCAACAAAAAAACGGCAGCTACTATCATTCTGAAACTTGGTGACAGCTTGTTGCCTATCTTCCGTTGAAACTTCTCCAAAAATCGAAACCACAGAGTTAGCACCGTACCTCTCCTTAAGTTTTTTAATAATAGTTTTTATATTTTGCACATAATTTGCCCATATTATAAACTTACCTTCAGTGTCTTCCAATATGTCCATCAATTCTTTTAGTTTTGGACAATCATCAAATACTTGAATAGTGCCATCATCTGATTTAACGAAACCGTTTGTTACCTGGTGTAATCTAAGTATTTCTGTGAGTTTATTAGCAAAACTAACTTCATCTTGATTGATGGTGGCGTAAGCAAATTTCTTAAGTCTATTATATATTTCTGCTTGTTTGACGGTAAGATTTATTTTTCTGACCGTATACAGTTTGTCAGGTAAATCTAAACAATCCTTTTTTCTTACCCTAAATGAAAAAGTCTTAAGTTTATCAGTTAATTCATCTAAATTTGTATAATACTTTGGAAATAACATTTGTCTTCCACCCATTTCAATCTGTTGCATCACTGCATATCTAGCTCTAAATGTAAAAAAAGAATCAAATCCTAAAAGTTGTGGACTTAAGAATTCACATTGTGTATATAGATCTAATGGAGATTTTGTTATTGGTGATCCTGTTAGGATTCTTCGGTAGTTTGCTAGTTTCCCTAATTTACAAATGTTTCGTGTTCTTTTCGCTGATCGGTTTTTTATTGTGGTGGATTCATCTAGAATCATCAGATGACGACAGTTCTTTCTAGTTAACAAAGATTTTAATTTTTCTACACCAGACTTATGTGATAAAGCTTCAACGTTAATAAGAAACCATTTTAAAGCTCGTTCAGGATGTCTAGTCATATCACCATAAATACTCTTATCTTTATGAACATGAATTACATTAGAATCACTATGTTTTTGTATTTCATCAATCCAATTTCTATAGACTGAGTTTGGTGCAATTACTACTACCCAATCAATCCACAAATTTTTTTTCATAAAAGCAGCATTATCAATAGCAACCTTTGTTTTACCTGTGCCCATTTCCATAAAATATGCATAATCCATATGCAATCCACCTGCATTTAGCGCATCCCGTTGATGTTGAAAAGGTTTAGTTTTGTAGTTGTATTTCATTTAATCCCATGAATATATTTTTTTCTTGACTTAGTCAAATTATTAATTTACATGGCCTCGTAAGGAGGTCGTTATGGACTTAGAAGCACTGTCGAAAAATATAACAATCGACACAACAGCATCTCAAGAGATTGCTGAACTATGCAATAAGTTATTGGACATCCAGAAGGAAGTAACAACGTTAGAAGATCAGCTAAAAAAGAAAAAAGCAGAAGAGTTGAAACTTTCCGAATCGGATATTCCTAACTTAATGCAAAAGACTGGTGTAAGTTTATTGAAGCTTACGGATGGTTCATCTGTAGAGATAAAACCATACTATGGCGCAAGAATACCTGCATCAAGAACTGACGAGGCTTTTAATTGGCTCCGTGAAAATAATCATGGGGACTTAATTAAAAATAACGTTTCATTAACCTTTGGCAGAAATCAAGACAATGAAGCAAAATCAATTGTTGACGATTTAAGAAATAAAGGTCATAATGTAAAGCAAGCCGAAAAGGTAGAACCGATGACTCTTAAAGCTTTCGTAAGAGAGCAAATAGAAAAAGGGAAAGACGTACCTGCCGATTTATTCGGTGTTTATGTAGCAACAAGAACCAAGATCACAACGAAGGAGTGACCATGCAACAAGCAAAAGAAGCAGCCAAGGATGTAGCTGTAAAAAAAGAAGCATCCCTTCCAACAACATTTAATTTGGAAGAGTCAGCAGGACAAGGACAAGAGTTCGTAACTGCTAGGGATACTAAACTCCCTATTCTAAAAATCCTTTATAGCAATTCACCTGTACTTGACGAATCAGATGGCAAGTATATTGAAGCTGCTAAACAAGGAGACATCTACAACGAAACATCTGGAAACCTTTTTAAAGGTAAAGACGGATTAATTGTTGTACCATGTTTATATATAAACACTTTCAATGAGTGGAAAGACAGAGGGGATAGCCCAGGGAGACCTGTGGGTATTCATTCTGATCCAGCGATAATGTCTCAAACTAATCGTGGGGACGATGGTAAAGACAGATTACCAAATGGTAACTATGTAGAAGATACAGGAAACCATTTTGTGTATGTGCTTGATAAAGATTATGCGCCTTTGGAAACGGCACTGATCTCTATGAAATCTACTCAGAAGAAAAAGTCTAAGACTTGGAATTCAATGATTGCTAGTCGAAGACTTAAAGGGAAGAAGGGTTTCTTTACCCCGCCATCTTGGGCAACTGCTTATAGATTACGGACTACTAAAGAAAGTAACTCACAAAACTCTTGGTACGGTTGGGTTGTTGAATTCGATAGGTACCTTGATGATCCAAAATTGTCGCAAACATTAGAAGCGACAAGAGGGTTTTATGAGACCGCTAAAAAAAGCGATATCTTTGGTAAGGTTAATTTTGGTGAAGAGGAATCTGCAAAGGAGACTAAGCAGATTAAAAATGACAGTACCCCCTTCTAATGCAAAAAGAGTTACTTCAATTATTTGAGGGCGACTCTTCCCAGTTCATCACAGTCTCTCTGACGGGAGAGACTGATGAACGGGGTAAGCGAAAAGCTGACTACCTCACGAAACACGAACCAGTTACTGAGGATCTTTGGGCTGATCACTTAAACGGCAAAACATTAATAGGTTTAAGACCAGAGAACGGTGACAAACTTAAATGGTCTTGTATAGATATAGATCCAGCAAACTACAAACAATACACATCAAAAAAATACGTTGATATAATTAGAGATTTCGAATTACCTTTAGTGCCTGTTAAATCAAAATCAGGTGGCTTACATTTATTTATTTTTTTTTCTGATTGGGTAAACAAAGATAAAGTAAAAGAAAAACTAGAAGAGATTAACAAAGAATATTTTTTATCCAAGGAAGTATTCCCATTAAACAAAGCTGTTGGTATGCCATACTACAATGCTAATGCAGCTGTAGAGTATGCGTTTGATGATGATAACACACCACTGATGCTTGGTGGTTTTTTAGAATTAGCTAAGAAAAAAATGTTAGATCCAAAAGAATTTTTAAATTACAAAGTTACTGAATACAATGCAGAAACTGATTGGAGAGATTACCCACCTTGTGTGCAAAAAGTAATTCAAGAAGGTTGGACAGGTGACAGAAATAATATGTTATTCAACGTTTGTGTTACTGAAATGAAAAAAGCAGAAGGTAATCTTACAGTTAAACAACTCAAGGATATTGCTTGGGACAGGCAAAAAAGTATATTTGCTAATCATCCTAAAGGTCCATTAAAAAGAAATGAAAGTGATGGTACAGCACAATCAGTGCATACAAAAGGTTATGAATATTTTTGTCCACCTAAACATAATTTTGTTGCATCTATATGTGATAAAGAAACTTGTAAACTTAGAAAACTTGGTATTGGTGTACAAGCACCAGATATTAAAAATGAATTTGAAAATTTGACTTATACTGAATCAACAAAAGAAATTATTTATGAGTGTAAATTTAGAGATAGACACATATCATTTAGACCAGAAGATACTAAAGATGAAAAATCATGGCGAGTTTGCCTAGCTAAATATAGAATATTTTGGTTGACATTACCAAGACCTAAAAAGGGGCCAAGCCCATTTGAGTTACTTATGAAACATTTATTAGAATCAGCTGAAGAAAACAAATCATTAAAATATGAAGATACTGTAGAGGAAGAGAAGTATAATACACTCAAAATATTTTTTGAAAGTACAATTGAACAAGATGATTTTACAAAATTAAAAGATGGCTACACTGTGTTAGATAGTAAAGATAATATATGTTACTTCAAACGTAATACTTTAGCTGATTTTTTAGATAGGAGAAAGACACCATTTAAAAGTGTAAACCAAGCAGTTAGACTTTTAGAATGTGAGAAGCATGATTTTTTTGAAGGAGAACGTAACGTATGGTTTGTAAAAATGCCTGAGTTTGTTAATCATCAAAAAATAAAACCAAAAAATAATACACAAGAACAACTTAGTGAGATGGATGATGAGTACCACAGTAAATTTAGGACTCCAGAAACAAAAACAGATATACAGAAAAACGATTAAGATCTTTGGTCCACCTGGTACAGGTAAGACTTGGACTTTAATTGAACGTGTTGTTAAAAAATATTTAAAAAAAGGTATAGATCCAGATAAGATTGCTTTTATATCTTTTACGAACAAAGCAGTAGACACAGCTAAACTTAGAGCTTTAGAAGCTTTTCCACATTTAGATTCAAAATCATTTAGTAGATTTAGAACTTTACACTCATATTGCAGAAGATATTTTGAAGAAGAAATATTTGATACAAAAGATTGTATGATTGATTATGCTTTGACTAATAACTTTGTTAAACGATCAGACAATAGATTATCACAAGATAACTTTACATATTCTGATTGGTCACTTGGTATATACGACAAAGCTAGAAATTTATTAGAGGATCCTACGTTAGTATATAAAAGAGAAACACAGAAAAAAGAACCATTAGAAGTATATCATAGAAAAATTGCTACTTATGAAATATATAAGACTGCTGGTGGAGAAAGATCTTTTTTAGATTTTACCGATATGATTGAGAGAGCTTTACATGAAGTTGAGTTTCCTGAGTTAGAAGTTCTTATACTTGATGAAGCTCAAGACTTTACACCTTTGCAGTGGTCTCTAATTTATAAAATGTCTGACAAAGTAAAAAGAATTTATTTAGCAGGCGATGATGATCAAGCTATCTATCAATGGAACGGTGCAGATACACGATACTTTACAAAATATTTCCCTGGAAGAAAGGTTGTGCTGCGTAAGACTAGAAGATTTGGTACTGCAATACACCAGTTCTCACAAATAATTAGAAAAGGAATTCTTGATAGTGTTGATAAAGAATTTGAACCACTTGTAAAGGAAGGATTAGTAAAAAGATATTTAAGTTTTAAAGAAATACCATTTGAGAAAGATGGGGGTAAATGGTTTTTATTGGGTAGAATACACACAACTGTTAACGAACTGAAAGCTCTAGCTAAAGATGCTGGTATATTTTTTGCTGACAACAAAGGACAGAAATCATTTGATCAGAATCAATGGTTAGCTATCAAAGCTTGGACAGCAATATCTAATGGCAAAGAAATAATGAAGAAAGAAGCAGAAGCTATGTACAAGTTCATTAGAGAAGTTACTGACTCCGATTATCGAACATCTAAATTTTGGTCAAGAGAACCAGATTATAAGAGATATGACTTTACAGCTTTAAAAGAATGGTGTGGTTTAGATCTACCTGATGAAGCTCAAAAGAAACAATGGTGGTGGATTCTTAGGAGAAATTTTAAACCAAGACAAGTAATTTATTTTTTAAGATTATTAAAAAGATATAAACAATCTAAGTTAGACGAGGTGCCGAATGTAATTATAGATACAATACATTCAGTAAAAGGTGATGAGGCTAATCATGTGTTGTTATATTCAAAAGCTAATTGGCCATCAAGTTTCAGACATAAAAATAAAGATGAGAAATCAAATGAAAAAAAAGTTTGGTATACAGGAGTAACAAGAGCTAGAGATAGTTTACATTTGCTTAGCACAGATTATAAATATAACTACCCAATTGGCCAAGATTATTTAGTTTACGTACAAGGAGATAAATGAAATATATTATAATATTTATATTGATAACAGGATGTAGTGCAAAGTTTGATAGTTTTGATCCAACTACATCTGTTTTGAAATGGGTAAT